AAAATATCTTAAAATTGTTAATGAGTCATTAAGATTCTTTAATCAACAAGGTAGAAGACCAGGTAGTGCAGCAATCTATATGGAACCTTGGCATAAAGACATTTTGGATTTATTAGAAATGAAAAAAAATACGGGGGCTGAAGAGTTAAGAGCAAGAGATTTGTTTACAGCACTTTGGATACCTGATAATTTTATGAGAGCGGTAATTGATAATGGGGATTGGTATTTATTCTGCCCTAATGATATTAAGAAAGCGGGTATTAAGGCATTACAAGAATGTTATGGTGAAGAGTACGAAAAGAATTATGAACTCGCAATTCAAATGGGTCTTGGTAAGAAAGTTAAAGCTCAAGACATCTGGAATAAAATAATTGAAGCACAAGTTGAAAGTGGTGTTCCTTACTTATGTTCTAAAGATAGTGCTAACAAAAAGACAAACCATCAAAATATTGGTGTGATTAAACAATCAAATTTATGTAATGAGATTTATCAATATACCGATGAAAAAACAACTGCGATTTGTACATTATCTTCAATAGTATTAAAGAATTTTGTAAAAGATGGTAAATTTGATTATCAATTATTAATTCAAGAAACAAGAAAAGTTGTAAGAGCGTTGAACAATGTTGTTGATATCAATAACTACTCAACTGAAAAAGGTGAAAAGGGAGGTCGTGAACAAAGGGCAATTGCAATCGGAACTCAAGGGTTAGCTGACGTATTTTATTTGATGGATTATATTTTTACATCTGAAGAAGCTAAATCATTAAATAAGAATATTTTTGAAGCAATTTATTTTGCCGCAGTTACAGAAAGTAATGACTTATGTAAAAAAGGTATTAGAAAACCATATAATTTATTCAAAGGGTCACCAATGTCAAAAGGAATATTTCAATTTGATATGTGGGAATTAAATGAATCTGAGTTGTTTTTAGATTGGTCTCAATTGAAGGAGGATGTTAAAGAATTTGGTATATGTAATAGTTTATTCACGGCACAAATGCCAGTTGCGTCTTCAGCAAAGATAACAGGTTCATTTGAAATGACGGAACCTGCCCACTCGGCTTTATTTAATAGAAGAGTTGTTGGTGGTGAGATTATGATTGTTAACAAATATCTAATTAGTGATTTTGAAAAGTTAGGTATTTGGTCTGAAGAGATTAAGAATGAAATTATTATTAATGAGGGGTCAATTCAGAATATTAATTTTAATCTTTATTTAGATCCAGAAGATAAAAATTATCTTAAGAAAGTTAAAAGAACTGAACATTTGATTAGTAAGTATAAGACAATTTGGGAAATCTCTCAAAGAGAATTAATTGATATGGCAGCTGATAGAGCACCATTTATTGATCAATCGCAATCAATGAATATCTATATGTCTAATCCAACATTATCAAAGATATCTTCATCACATTTCCATTCATGGAAAAAAGGATTGAAAACTTTATGTTATTATGTTAGAACAAAGGCAATATCTACAGGTGCTAAACATTTAGCTTTAGATATGTCTAAAATGGAAAAACCTAAATTAAAAGTAGAAATACCAAAAGTAGAATATAATGATGTGAATTTACCAATTAAACCTGAAGATAGTCCTTTTGATTGTTTTGGTTGTTCATCTTAAAAAAATTAAATCCAACAAGTTGTTGGATTTTTTTTATTCATCTATTTATTACAATAAAATAGATAACTATTATAATATATGGCAAATGGAACAACATATGGTTTAGCGTTTCCTTTTAATGATTCTATCCGTGGGGATTATTTAGAACTTACACAATTTCAAAAAGATGAAATCAAATCAGACTTATTACATCTTTTATTAACTAGAAAAGGATCTAGATATTATTTACCAACATTTGGAACAAGATTGTATGAATTTCTTTTTGAACCTTTTGATGGATTAACGTTTGATGCTATTCAATCTGACATTAGAGACGCGGTTCAAAATTTTATGCCAAATCTTTTAATTAATGGTATAACAATTACACCAGCAGATCCTCAAGAAGAAGTTGATATAGCAACGGGACAAAATCTTGTAGGAACCAGTGAATCTTCAATATATAGACTTCCTGGTAAAGGAACATCAGAGTATACTGCAAAAATAAAAATAGATTATTCTACAAATGGACAAACATTTGCACAGAGTGATTTTCTAATTATCAATATTTAATATAAATGGCTAGCAATCAAATACCATATACTACCAGAGATTTCCAAGCAATAAGAACGGAATTACAAAATTACGTTAGAACTTATTATCCTGAATTAATACAAGATTTTAATGACGCTTCTGTATTTTCAGTATTTTTGGATTTAAACGCAGCGGTTGCCGATAATTTACATTATCATATTGATAGAAGCATTCAAGAAACAGTATTACAATACGCACAACAAAAATCTTCAGTTTATAATATAGCCAGAACTTACGGGTTAAAATTACCAGGACAAAGACCATCAGTTTCTTTAGTTGATTTCTCAATTACTGTTCCAGCTTTTGGAGATAAAGAAGATGAAAGATATCTTGGTACTTTATTAAGAGGGTCTCAAGTTATTGGAGCAGGATTGGTATTTGAAAATGTATATGATGTTGATTTTTTCTCTCCATATAATGCTCAAGGATTTCCTAATAGATTAAAAATACCAAATTTTAATTCAAATGGAATTTTATTGAACTATACAATAACTAAAAGAGAAATTGTTGTTAATGGTATTACAAAAGTCTTTAAAAGAGTTATTACACCTAATGATGTAAAACCATTCTTTGAATTATTTTTACCTGAAAAGAATGTTTTAGGTATTACAAGTGTTTTATTAAAAGACGGAACACAATATACTAATGTACCAACAACAGCCGAATTCATGGGGTTAACTAATAGATGGTATGAAGTAGATGCTTTAGCAGAAGATAGAGTTTTTATTGAAGATCCAACAAAGGCTTCGGACAATCCAGGAATTAAAGTTGGTAGATATATTCAAACTCAAGATAGATTCATTAGTGAATATACGGGGGAAGGATTTAAAAAAATGACATTTGGTGGAGGAACAAATACCGCTCAAGATGCATTAGACCAATTTACTACTTATGGTACAACATTAGAATTACAGAAATATTCAAATAACTTTTCTTTAGGTTCAGCATTAAAGGCTAACTCAACATTGTTTATTCAATACAGAGTTGGTGGAGGATTGCAAACTAATTTAGGAACTAATGTAATTAATCAAATTGGAACTGTATCATTCTTTGTTAATGGACCTTCTGAGGCAACAAACTCATCTGTAGTTAGTTCTTTAAGATGTAATAACGTAACCGCAGCAATTGGAGGGTCAGGACTTCCAACAATAGAAGAAATTAGAAATTATGTTTCATTTAACTTCTCAGCACAAAAAAGAGCAGTAACTGTTCAGGATTATGAATCAATTATTAGAAATATGCCAGCTCAGTTTGGGGCACCAGCTAAAGTATCAATAACTGAAAATGATAATAAAATAATGATTCAAATATTATCATATGATACTTCAGGTAAATTAACTAATGTTGTTTCAAATACTTTGAAACAAAATATTGCTAATTATCTATCTAACTATAGAATGATGAATGATTATATTTCAATTTTTACTGCAGAAGTTATTGATGTAAGTACGGATGTTTCAATTGTTTTGGACTCTGCTCAAAATTCAGGTCAAATTATTTCATCAGTAATTGATGCAATTTCAACATATTTTAATCCACAAACAAGACAACTTGGACAAAATATATATCTGTCTGAAATTAGAAGTATAATTCAAAATCTTAATGGAGTATTAACCGTTGCAGGACTTGATATCTATAATGAAGTGGGTGGACAATATTCTTCCGCAGAAACTTCAATGGTTTATTCTGACCCTGAAACAAAATTAATTGGACCTGTAGATGATACAATATTTGCACAACCATCACAAGTATATCAAATTAGGTATCCAAATAAAGATATTAGAGTATCTGTTAAAAACTTCCAATCAGTTACATTCTCATAAGTTTATTTTTAGCATCTTTAAACTATAATTTAATGTGGTGCATTTTTTTATAAAATACCACATAAACTATTTATAGTTAAAACCATTAGATGGGTCAATCATACAGGATACAAACAGAGCTCGGGATTAATAAGACAATCAATGTTCAATTAGACCAAGAGTTTGAATTTCTTGAAATTCTTTCATTAAAGATTCAACAAGCAGATATCTATACTAGAAGTTGTGCTGACTATGGTGTATTGGTTGGAAGAATAACTGCAAACAATGGATTTGGATTACCAAATGCTAGAGTATCAATATTCATTCCTATTGAAAGTGTTGATGAATCAAACCCTGTTGTTCAAAGCATATATCCTTATAAATCCCCAAGTGATAAGAATGATGATGGATATAGATATAACTTATTACCTTACGAAAAATCATATTCAAAACATGCTGCAACAGGAACATTACCTTCAAGAAACGACGTATTAACTGCAAGCACTGCTGTAGAAATATATGACAAATATTATAAATTTACTGCCAAAACAAATGAGAGTGGTGATTACATGATTATGGGAGTTCCATTAGGGGAACAAACTTTAGTTATGGATGTTGATTTATCTGATATTGGTGAATTTTCTTTAACTCCTCAAGATTTAATTAGAATGGGTCTTGCAACTGAAGGTCAAGTTGCAGGAAATCAATTCAGAACTTCAACTGATCTTAGTTCATTACCACAAATTATTAATTTATCTGTTAATACTGAAATATCTCCATTATGGGGAGAACCTGATTTATGTCAAATTGCTATTAATAGAGTTGATTTTGATTTAAGAGATAGTGCCAATATTGATATACAACCAACCTCAACATTTATGGGGTCCATTTATTCAACGGCTGATGGATTTAGAGTTAGAAGAAATTGTAAACCAAGAGATAATATGGGGAATCTTTGTTCATTAGCCGCAGGTCCTGGACAAATATTAGCGATACGTCAAACTGTTCAACAAGATTCTGATGGTAATCCAATATTC